AGTGGTGCTGGAGGAGTTTTTTCAGGACCATCATCTTGGCTATCGGGATGCCCGAACCTGCACGACGCATGATTATGTTATGCAGTCGGGAGCCACCGTGGATGTGAAAACCAAGGAACGGACGGTGCGCCCGAAGTCAGACTATGACAATTCGATCCCGTTGTATAATCATGCCCATCAGCGCCCTGATTTCTTTTATTTTGTGTCACTGATGCGAACGCCGGCCGGACCCACAGAGGGGGTTCGGCGCTTTACGGAGGCGCATATTTTGGGCGGGATTGCATGGGGTCAGGTCGATGGACTCGGCACCCGATGGCAGGCGGGAGAGATTGATCCCGCAAATGGAACGCAATTCTGGACAGATTGCCTGAATATCAGGATGGCTGACCTCCTTGAGAATCAGGTGATGATTGATCGCTTGCAGCAGGGAACGGGATCGTGACGACCACATGGATGAGTTGGCTGGCGCTGGCGGATATTCTGGCCCTGATTTTCGTGATGGGCCTCCATGCCTCCATGCGTCGGGATGGCACCTTCTGGTGGAATCCCCCCACCAAAGACTGGACGGACTCTGATGGATGAGGCACGACGCTGTACGGCGAAGAGCAGTTGGTCGAAAAAACGATGCCGGAAAGCCGCAATTCGTGGCGGCACCGTCTGTCATACCCATGGCGGGGGTGCGCCGCAAGTGCAGCGGAAAGCCAAGGAACGGCTCGAAGATTTGATTGATCCCGACCGGGCGCTCCGCGAAGCGGCGAAACTCGCCTATTCCAATATTCAGGATGTGCTGGACGACAACGGCAATGTGCGTCCTATTAAGGAATGGCCGAGGGAACTCGCGGCAGCCGTCAGTTCGATTGATATTACCAAGAAAAACCTCACGGCCGGGGACGGGAAACAGGAAGATGTGATTCGGATTCGGTTGTGGGACAAACCCTCTAATCTGACGCTCCTGTTTAAGCATCTCAACCTGCTCACCGAACGCCTCCATCTCTCGGCGGATAAGGAAATTCTGGACCGGCTCATGTCGGCACGGGAGCGAATAGAGAATCAACCCGCGATTGAGGTGGAGATTGTGAAAGACGACTCGAAGCGTGCCTTATCCTCCTGATGGACAGGCCTATAAACGACTGGCGCAGGCGGTGTTGCTGGCGGCGGTGCGGGATGCCGATCTGTGGAAGATCGATAATTTTGTGGGCGCAGACGTGAATCCCACGCCCGGTCGCCAAGTCTTCATGGCGCGTCGGTTTCTGATGACGGAAGAGGAGTGTGGGGGCTGGTGTATGCTGGCCGGATTGGACCCAACAGTGTTTACCCTTCGGATGAAAGCGAAAATAGCCTCTTAATGAAACAGTCTGCCCAAGAAGCCTTGGCTGAAGAAGTCGCCAAGTGCTATCACGACCCGCTCCGCTTTGTGCAGATGATGTATCCGTGGCGGGAACCGGGCTTTCTTCAGCCCTATGACGGGCCAGATGTCTGGCAGCGGGAATTTCTGATAAAACTCGGCAAATCCGTCAAGGAACGCGGCTTTACCGGCCAAATGCCTGTCGCGCCTATTCGGATGGGCGTCAGTTCGGGGCATGGCATCGGCAAATCGACGATGGTGGCATGGATTGTCAACTGGATTATGTCCACCCGTCCCCATGCCAAAGGGACGATTACCGCCAATACCTTTACACAGCTCCGAGACAAGAGTTGGGCGTCGATTCAGCGCTGGACCAAGATGTCGCTTACCCGTGACTGGTTTACGGTGACGAGCGACCGCATCTATCACACCAATTACAAGGATTCGTGGTTCTGTTCCGCCCAAAGCTGCAAGGAAGAGAACTCCGAAGCGTTTTCGGGCCAGCACGCCGCCGATTCGACGTCGTTCTATGTCGTTGATGAAAGCAGTGCGGTGCCGGACAAGATTTTCGAGGTCGCAGAAGGGGGCTTGACGGACGGGGAGCCGATGATGTTTGTCTTTGGCAATCCTACGCGGTCTACGGGCGCGTTTCATCGGATCTGCTTTGGATCGCTGCGGAAGCGGTGGGACAGTGTGCAGATTGACAGTCGGGAATGTCGGTTTACCAATAAGGCGCAGTTGCAGGAATGGGCGGATGATTATGGCGAGGATTCTGACTTTTATCGGGTGCGTGTACGGGGACTGCCTCCGGCGGCGTCTGACTTGCAGTTTATCAGCAGCGAGTTGGTCTATGCGGCACAAAAGCGTCAGCCGATGATGTTAAGCGATGAACCGCTGGTCTGTGGACTCGATGTCGCACGGGGCGGGGAAGACCATTCGGTGTTTCGCTTTCGCTGCGGAGGCGATGCGAGAAGTGTTCCCGCAATTCGACTGGCAGGAGGAGAAACCCGCGATACGATGCGGCTCGTCACGTTGGCAGCGGATGTGCTGGAACGGGATTTTGATGGGAAACGGGTTGGCACGATGTTCGTGGATGGCACAGGCATTGGCGGCCCGATTGTCGATAGGTTGCGCCAGTTGGGACATAAAAATGTGGTGGAAGTGCAATTTGGTGCAAAAAGTCCTTCGACAAAGTTCGCAAATATGCGAAGTTATATGTGGGGGAAGTGTCGGGAATGGCTGGCACGCGGCGCGATTGATAAAGCGTCACGACTCGAATACGATTTAACCGGACCCGGCTACAAGCATGATGGTCGAGATCGGGTGATTCTGGAATCTAAAGAGCAGATGAAAGGTCGCGGTATTGATTCTCCGGATGATGGAGATGCCTTGGCGCTGACGTTTGCGGCCTCCACAGTATTGCGGAATGTTCCATTTCTTAATCGCACCCAAAAGTCTAAGGGCTGGCGACAAAGTTGGATGAGTCACTAATTATGGCTGCAAAAAATCAAGAAAAATCCAGAGATTTTCTGAATACCGCGATGGATCGCTGGCGCAGTTGCGATACCGCGGAATCCGTACAGCGTGAAGAAGGCGAAAAAGACTTGAGGTTTTTGAACCTTGAGCAATGGGACCCGCAGGATGAACGGGATCGGGAAGATCGCCCCACGCTGGTCATTGACCAGATTGGCGAACCCTTTCGGCAGCTCATTGGCCGTCAAAAAGCCGCCAAACCAAGTATTTTAGCCGTCCCTGTTGATTCTGGCGCGGATATTGACACAGCCGAGGTCTATCAGGGCTTGATTCGGCATATTGAGAACAAAGGTCACGCGAAAGTTGCACGGGATGAGGCATTTAAGTCGGCGGTGGCTGTGGGATTTGGCTATTACCGGATTGTGACGGACTATGAGAACGAAGGGGATGCGACGGCTCCGACGGACAGTCTGTTTGACCAGAGCATTAAGTATCAGCCGATTGAAAATCCGATGGCCGTCTTTCGTGATCCGGCCTGTCCTCTCCACGAACCGGAAAAGTGCCGATTCGTCTTTATTGTGGAAAATATTCCTAAATCCGACTTTGAAGAGCGTTATCCGAATGCCATTTCGAGCAGTGAAGCCGCGTTTCAAAGCACGGGACTCCAAATGCCGGAGTGGTATCCCGAAGATTCTGTGCGGATTGCCGATTATTTCTACGTCGAAACCAAGAAAGGCCCCGAAGTCGCCCTGATTCGGACGCCTAACAATCAGGAGTTTACCGTCCCGGCTAATCAGATACCGGAAGGGGTCGAAATTGTCCAGCGGCGGCATCTGTATTTCCGGTCAGTGAAACTGGCGAAAATCAGCGGGGCAGAAATTCTGGAAGGCAATCCTGCCAAGACCGAAGGCCGAGATTGGCCGGGGATGTTCATTCCGGTCGTCCCGATTTGGGGTGAGTCATTGGTGGTGGAAGGCCGACGCACCTTGCGCGGGATTGTGCGTGCCGCGCGTGATCCTCAGCGGATGTATAACTATCAGAACTCCGAACTCGTCTACGAACTGGCACTGAGTCCGAAATCTAAGGTCTTGGCGTCAGTGGAAGCGATTGAGGGTTTGGAGGATATGTGGAAAGAAGCGGCACGGATGCCGTTTCCCGCATTGCTCACCAAAGCCTTCGATGCGGAAGGACGAGCGTTACCTACCCCCACCGTCGCCCAATTTACCGACCCGAATAAGATTCAGGCGCTCGTTGTCGCCATTAACCAGCACAAGTCCGATCTGCGGACCACGACGGGCTGGTATGACGCGACCGACCCGAATCGACGCGGAGCCGATCAAAGCGGCAAGGCGATTCTGGCACGTAAAGAATCGCAGGCCGAAGGCAATACGAATTACCATGAAAACTTTGGCGAAGCCCTGAATTATGAAGGGATGATTCTGCTCGACCTCATTCCCAAGATTTACACCCGACCGGGGCGCGTACTGCGACTCGCCGGTCTGGAAGATGATACCAAATCGAAAATGGCGACAATGGGCGAACAGTATCGCGGGGATAACGGGATCGAACGTATTTACGAGTGGGGTGTTGGACGGTATGATGTGGCGATTACGGTCGGCGCGAGTTATACAACACGGCGACAGGAAGCCGCCGCATGGCAACTCGATTTAATGAAGGTCTTGCCGCCACAGATGGCCGCGGCGATGGCCCCGATTGCGGTCAAGAACATTGACGGACCGGGCAATCAGGAAATCGCCAAGCGTCTGAACCAGACCTTGCCGCCAGAATTACAGGGCGACAAGGAAGAAGCACCGATTCCACCAGAAGTCAAACAGCAGCTTCAGCAGTCTGAGCAGATGATTCAAGAACTGACGCAGCGCGTGACCGAACTGGATGGAGCCATTCAGATGGATGAAGTGAAGGCGCAGAAGGAGTTGACCCGGACGCGAGAATCGGATCAAGCCAAGGAACGGGTGGCTCGGATTCAGGCCGAAGCGGACATGGCGCGTACGCGGATGGAATTGATTAAGGAAATGATGAAGATTGATGCCGCAGGTGGCACCGCCATGGCGCAGGAAGAAACCAAGCGCCTGCTGAAGTTGGCCGATTTAGAAGTGGCCGTGGATACGGCGATGGGACAGGCGATGACCGCACCACCACAACAAGCGGGTCCTCCGATGGGACAAGAAGGCATGATGCCGCCGGAAGGACCGCCGATGGGACCACCGGGAATGGGTGGACCACCTCCACCGGGACCCCCGATGGGACCGGAAGGACCTCCCATGGGACCAGAGGGACCCCCGATGGGACCCCCTCAAGGTCCGCCAATTCTCTAGGAGACATGATGCCCCTCAAAAAAGGTTCGGGCAAAAACGCGGTGAGTAGTAACATTCGGATATTACGAGGTGAAGGCTATAAACCGAAACAGGCCGTCGCCATTGCGATGAGCAAGGCAGGCAAATCGCGGAAACCGGACAAACGGAGGACGTATGCCACATAAAAAGAAGCCGCGACCGGCAAAAAAACCGCCGAAGATGCGGTATTAAGGGTTTTACATGGCGCAAAATGATTTTGGGTGGGGAAACTCACGGTATCAGAATCGTCCAAGGTCCACGGAAATCGGGGACGGTGGTGATTCGTTTCAAGATCGGGGACCTAGACGGCGACCCC